GCCCTCTTTCTTCGTGGGTTTCTCTTTCAACGCTTGTGGTGGCGGTTGACTTGCTTTTTCTGCTTCCATTTTCTTCAAACGCTGTTTTAGTAATTGTTTACCTGGAGCTTCCACCATGTCAAGTAAAGATTCTTTATCAATTGCTCCAGCTTTAAATAAATTAAATGCCAGTTGTTTTGTATCTTCTGTAAAGATTGGGCTGTTAGAGTGAGCATCTACTTTCACTACATAGTCATTAGTAAATTGCTCTGCAATAAATGGCACATCTTCGGTATCTTTGTAATGCGTTGGATCGTACTGTTGCATGAGCTTGAGGTACAAGGTTGCGACCTTTTCCAAGCTATCTTCTACAATCAAAGCCCGTTTTTTAGCTCTTGAGCTACCTAATCTGGCTAATTGGCTGGCATGACCTGCGCTTCTGACACCTGCTTCGCCTTTACCTTGCAAGACATTACCAATACCCGATACTTCTTCAAACATAGCGCTAATTTCATGCACTACTTCAAATAAATCAGGTGGCATTTGTGGTGCTAAGCGCTCTGCTTTAGCATTAGGCATATCAGAGCTTAATAATCCACCAGCACGGTTTAATGCAAAATTTTTCTCATCTAAAATGCCCGAAAAGCCAGTTAATGCTGTTGGAGGGCTAACTTGCTTAGATAACAGATCTAAAATCTCTACCCAACGCACATTTAGCAATACTTGCAATTGCATGAGCTTTTGCACTTCGGATGCACCCCAGAAGTAGTTTGGCAAGGGGTTAGGGCAGATCTGTACGAATGGACACTCTCCTTTAAGGAACAAAGATGCGCCAGGTCTGTCGTAAATAATGACATTAGGCGCTGCGGTAGTGACCACTTGATAGTCTTGGGTTTCGTCATTCCATACCCACAGCTCAGTCATCTCGACTGTATCTTCAGCCACTTGGGGCTTGTAGCGATTTACGCCATACAAATCCAGATTGATATTGCCGTAAATAGTTGGGTTGGTTTGCGACATGACAATACGATTGACTGCTTCAGGAATCTCTGATTCAGATACCCGTGTGCCTGTAGTAATTCGTTTTACAATGTCATCACGCTTGGGATGTGAATACAGACGGGCATATAGTTCACTCTTAGTGATGTAGTAGGTTTGAACAAGGGCTTCTTGCCTGTCTGTATAACTAATATCTTCTCTTAACACCCCAATAGAATCAGGTTCAATCAGGTACGGGTTAATACCGTTGTTGTAAACCAGCTTGACAAAAGTGGTGTTGTAGCACAGCGCCCAAGTCAAAGCAGTCGAGAACACTTGATCTGCATTGGAATTTAGCCACTCATCATTGAGAGCTTGAGTTAGCCGTGGTGTCTTGCGTTGCTCTGCATCATTGACAGACGCTCCCAATTGAATTGAAAAGCGTGTGGTTTCAGAGCTGTAAAGAAAACTGGTTAACTGATCTAAGTGAGGATTGATCTTGTTGAAGTACGCTGGTGGTTCTTCAGGACCTGCGCCAAACAAGTAATAAGCCCGCTGGGTGGTGTAATCACCTTTGCGGGCTTCTCTGGATACCGAACATTTTGCAATGAGATCTAAATAAAAATCTTCTCTATCTTCAGGTGAATTAGGTATTCTCATCGCTTAATCTGTAAGTTATCAGGATCTCTCATTGTAGAGCTTGGATCAATTGTAGGTCCTTTTATAACTCCAGCTTGTTGCGGTGTCAAGCCCACTTGCTCATCTCGTACAGGTTTAATTGCACCACCTCTAAGAAGTGATTGCATATTTAATCCTTGGAAGCCTTGCGAACCACCTCCCCAGATAGCAGCATCGCCTGGTCTTGCTTCTTTTGGCGCTTCGGGTTGCGGGATGGGTTTTCTGGAGAGCTTGTCTTTGTCAACNCCTTTTTTNCGGGTTGCGTACTTTTCNGCTTGCTCGTATTCTTTTTCGGTGAACTTGTTTTTCTTGGTGAGGAAGCCTTCTTGGTGTTCGCCTTCCCTTGTGGTTTTGATGTCGGACATACCAAATTCCATTGCAAGTTGCTTGGTGGACTTGTCGGTAAATTTAGTTTTTGCACTAATAAGGTTTGGAGCTTGCAAAAATACGACCATAACTTCTTCATGACAATCCTTCATTGGACATTGTGGTTTACGGGCTTCAAANTATCCGTGTTTAGGACACTTGTAATCATTTACTACTGCCATTGTTATTTCCCCTTCAGTTGCTCGTCAAGTGTTAAATCTGAATAATCATGTCTTGGCTTAATACCAAGGTTAATCTTAATCTCACCGTTAATCAATGTCAATTTAGTAGATTTATGCAGTACAGGCTTTGCTTCTTTGCGGTATTGAACAAATAAACTGCGATCACGGTTCTGCATGATGGCTACTTCGCCACCAATCCACTCTTGATACGCTTTAGATACCCGTCTTTGCACATATTCGGTCAATGGTTCGGTTTCATTTAAGAAAACATCCCGTATATGGGCTACAGACAGACCAGCAAGCTCAGCAAACAGTGGAATAGAGATACCACGCTCTTTATCTTGTAAAAAGCGCTTAATAATCCGTCTTAGCTCAGATCTACTGTGGATTACCGTTGGAATCGCCATAAACGCCTATTCTTTTCAAATAATCACTGACATTACGCCCTACAGTAAGCTGTTCAGGAGTGAAATCATCCTGTACACGGGATACACGCTTAGTTAGCTTTTGGGCTATTAGCCTAGGTTGCACTTGTTCAGCATACGCAGCGCAAGCTAGGGCAGTAGCAATTACTCGGTCATCTTTGTTGCGCCCTGATGCTTCAATAGAACTGCCATCACGAATAGTAGTTTTCATTTCCTCGATGGTGTCCATATCCCAGATGTCTAGCATCCCACGCTCAAAATAATCCTTCATGTAAGTCAACATACGCTCTTTAGTCGCTGCCGTTGTCATCCATCCAATAGAATTGGACAGTCCGCCAATGGTGTCGTTCCTACGCCAGATGTAGTTTTGCATATTGCCGTACACATCCATAGGTCTTTACCCAACGCTGTACCCATTGCAGCAGCTTGGCGCTTGAGATTTCGCAATTCATTGATAACCGCTTGCCCTGGACCATTGATTTCAAGGTTCAGAGTAGAGTTTTTATAAGCACCAGCTAAGTGAGCAATCACCCAAGCGAACTGATAAGTGTTTAATTCTGAAGTGGCAAACGATGCTACTTGCTCCAATCCGTCAGCATAGACACGAAGGACTTGAATACAGAATCGGTCTGCCCAATCGCTAGATCCGTAAGCAGGATCAGCACCGATAACATAATAAGCAGTATCCACAGGTTCTTCCCAAACCTTGAGCGTGGCAAGGCGCTCGGTGGATTTGAGGACTTCCGTATCGTGAAAGTTAACTCCAAAAGAATATCTATAGGATTGGTAAGGAACTTTCTTGAGTTTTTTAACGGCATCCGTACACCTCGCATTAGAGAAGAAAGAAGTACCTGTCATCACAAAGGCGTAGTCCTCAGTAGGAGGAAACTCTTGATACATGAGGGAATCATCCTTAATACCTTCAAGCATCTTCCAACGCCACCACGCTATCTGGCGAGAATTGATCTCTACACCATACAGCTTCTTAATATCACGAACCCACTCTTTTTCTTCACCAGTGAGTTTGCCATCCCAATAGACTTTATAGGTTTGTCCTTCAGGATCAAGGGAATACAGCTCATTACGCCACCAGCCACAGAAAATGGCACGCTGAGTTCTAGCACGCTTGGCAGTGGTGTACATATCGTGAAACATATTGAACCCCCGTGCCGTACTCTCAAAAGTGTATAGACGGTCAGGGTTGGTTTCAGCCAAGGAAGCCAAGAGAGAAGCTAGTCCTTCTTCATCTCCCCATGAGCTGGTTTCCGTTCCATGTAGGTATGTAATAGCCTTACCACGACCAAGACTTCCTTTCGCTCTAAGCCCAGCGACTTGATAAAAGATACGGCTGCGGTTTTTGAGGGAAAGCTGATTTCGGTTGTGAGCAAGGATCGGGATTTTAAACTCTTTGGGCAAACCATCCATATACATGGCAAGGGTTGTTCGGAACATATCCCGATTTTCTTCCGTATCTGTTGTGAGTGTGCCTTGAAGCCCTGGGTGCATGAAGTGCCAGTAGAGGTCAAGTGCGAGGGAGATTGTNGTGATTCCAAGTTGCCTTCCTTTCAAGATAACAAAAAAGTGGATGTCATCTTGCAAACCTTTTGCGATTTCATTCATCACATAGGTTTGAGTACCAAGAAGGTTATCCATCTTGCGTAAGCCTTGCTCTTTGGTTTCAATCTTGAGCTGCTTACAAAAGTAGTAAAAATGTTGGAGGTTAAATTTACTCATGGTTTAACCAAGGTAATTTGTTGTCGTATTTCTGCAACATCGTATAGTTGCCTTTCTCAAAGAATCCACGATCAACAGAATATTCGTTACCACCTAGTCGAAAGCAAAAGGTACGCTCTCCTGACCAAGTGAACTTTGGAAAGACTTGTTTTGCAGTGGCATAAAACTTACGATCTCCACCCCACCCTGGCTGTGCTAAGACACTAGCAATCATCTTGAGGTTCTCGGTTTTCATACCCCACATACACCAATCTACAAAGCGGTGACCTTGGGCTTGCCAACAGTCGTGTAGCTCTCCTAGGGCTTCGCAGTCATCATCAAGGACATAAACGCCATCCTTGTCATAAACGGATCTTAGGCAATATGCCCAATCGTAGCCTTCATCAATCTTAGCCATGATGGATTGCACATGATTAGGCTTGTACCAATCATCGTCATTACAAAAGAAAGTGACATCCTCGTTCACTAGGAGTGCGGAAGCTGCGTACAGTCTGCGACCTTCTACATCCTTGCCACCGACATAAGAATCCCAATAGCAAACCTTTACGCAATCGCTTCCATGCAGATTTCGTATATCCCAAAAGGTTTGAAAATCCCCGTCACAAAAAATGTAATGTTTAACGGGGTATGTTTGGCTTGCTACAGACATCAAGCAATTTAACAATTCGCCTGGGCGCTTCCCGTTGGTCACGGTCACTACGGCTGCGGTTTTCAATTGTGTTTACCTAGTTTTTTGATTTCAAAATTAGGAATATCCCAATACGCCACCTTAAGCCTAGCACTATGGTTCTTGGCTAGGTCTATTAAGGCTTTGTAAGTCATCTCACTAAACCGTTCTTTCCATTCACTGGCAAGAGAAATCTTTTGCTTTTTAGTCCTGCAAGAGAGCGCTCTCATCATCTCGGTTTTGTACATCAACCTTTCTTGAGTTAAACGCTCAATGTCTTGCAT